CCCCTAACATGAACTAAGGTTCCATCCTCATAGTGCTGAGAATGAGCTTTAAATTTTTTACCTGGAAATCCTATACTAGATACTACAGGTATATCAAAGTAAGAAAGTTCAGTTCCACCTACAAAACCTGCATCTCTACGTTGTCGTTGATACTGTTCATACTGTGTTACTTTATTTTCAGCTATGTTTGCAAAACTTTGAGATATACCTCTCCCTTCCACAACGTCAAGTAATTCATCTCTAGTATATCTTTTACTGGGATCTATAATTTCACCTTGTATGGAAGTTTCTGGGATAGATGGATTCTTTTTTATTTGATTTAAAAACTCTGAACCTAGTAAACCTTTCTTAGGTATATTTACAGTTTTTGCAAACTCAGCAATAGGTTCTTTAAACATTAAAGATTTAAGATTATAAATATTTAAAACTTCATCAGGTGAAGTTGACAAAGAAAATAAAGGAGCCTCACGTTTTTGGTAAGTAGGAGGAGTAGCACCAACAAAGCTTCTAACCATTGTAGGGTCATACTCTGTTTTTAGCTTTTGTGCTACTTGCTTAGATCCCGCAAGAAATGCATCAGCTGCATCGTCAAGTTGAGTTATGCTCTTAGCACCTACAGCTCCACCAAAGGCTTCTGGCATAGAGTAAAGATCTCTAGCCATACGTTTTTCTAGTTGCTCTGTTGGCATAACCTGAGCTACAGAACCTACAGCATATTTAAATGCAGTATCAGCTAGACCTAAACCTGCAAGCCCTGTGTCTTTAAGGTAATCTACAGCACGTTTGTATGCAGTAAAGATAGCAGGATCATCAGGGTCTACATCAATTTTACCTGCATCCATAAACCTATCTTTGGTTTCTTGAAAGGAGTCAGCTGCAAAACTTCTACCAGTAAAGTCGTCAGGTTTATACTGAGAGTAATCTTCTGGACGAATATCATCATCAGCAGACGGTAGCATAAGATCCATCTGAGCTGAGACATCACCACCTTCATTAAACTTTAATATATCAAAACCCTCTGGAACTTTTTCTTTTACTTTAGGGTTATCTTTAGGTTTTTCTTTAAGTTGCATAGGGGCTTGATAAGCTGTATCTCTTGGGCTAGGTTGATCAGGTTTTCTTTTTGGTATAACTAGATCAAACTTCCTAGAATCTTTTGGGTTAGGTCTAATGATATTAGAAATAAACTCCCCTGCCAATTCAGGGTCAACCCTCATATAGTCTAATATTTTTGAAAGGTTTTTACGGTCACCAATTTTAGGTAAATCTCTTTGTTTTATATTCATATCGTAAGCATCTTTTACTATAAGACTTGACGGAGTTTCTTCAACGTCATACTTACCTAAACTTGTTCGCACTTGATAATCAGGGCTAGAAAGACTATTTGCCATAGCAGTAAAGTAAGTATTATTTTCAACCCAATCAGGGAAAGTTTTAGTACGCCCCTTAAGGTTATAGCCACTAACTGTTGTTATATTTTCAGGCTGTCCTTTTAATTTCCTATTCTTAACATTGAGTTTATTTTCTTCTTGTTTTTCTGCTAAGGTTATAATTGAAACTAGCTCATCTTTAGTAAAGTCATTTATATTAATAGGTTTATCTTTACCTAGCATAAACTCTGTTAAAAGTTTAAAGTTGGTAGGTAAATTAGATATAAGAGTAGTGAACTTAGAAGGGCTAACTTTCCAATTAGACTTAGCACCATCTAAGTTGTATTTTTTTATAATCTCTTCTTTTTGAAGATCTTTATTAGGCATTAACTTTATCCCTCAACTTCAATAATGATCTTAATGCACGTATCTCACCTTGTAACCTATAGATCTCATCAATCTCTCTAGACTGCTCTAGTGTTACATGTGTAAAGGCGATCCGTTCAGCAATCTCTTCGATAAACGGAGTGTATAACTCTGGGTTATTTACAAAAGGCTTTAGTGTATTGTTCACGACTAGTTTCATTGTACCTGTTATTGTTCGCCAGTGTTACCTGAGAAGCCCTGTTCTCCTGGTGTAGGAGCTGTACCAGTACCTATGGTACCACCCCCGCTACCTTGAGTATCCTTTACCTGTGCGCCAGCAGGAGCGCCCTGAGGTGGTGCTACTCCTGGTTCTGGTGCTGGTGGTGGGTTCTGTGCTTGGAACTCTTTTAGGATCTCAGCTTGTACTGCTGCCTGTGCCATGTTGTTGCCAACCTTATCAGGATCAAGATCCATAGACTTAGCAATCTCACGCACAATATAATCCATACGTGCAAATGGTGCTAATGCAGGATTCTGTACAACTTGCAAGAATTGCATCAGACGTTGGCTACGTACTTCATTAGCCATCAAGCTTTCAGTACCACGAGCTTTTACTTCTAAGTCACCTTTAATATCAGCCTCAAAGTTAAACTGCATATTAAAGTTAAAGAATGCTTTGCCTAGTGGTGCTAGTAAATAATCATCTATGTTTTTAACTACATTACGGATAGAGCCGTTGGCAGCAGACATAAGCATAGAGATACCAGAGGCAGTACGACCAACACCTGTAACCCCTGTTTGACCATGTGCGAAAGATGGGAATCCAGTTGACTCATCAGATAGTACCCTTGCTTTATCAAACATCTGCATGTTTTCGTTAGATACGTTAGGGAACTTGGTGCCAAAGATAGCTTGACCAGGCGCCCCTCCCTGTCTCCTGAACACCTTCCCTGGATACACGGAGAGGTCTTGCCCTGGGACGAGGTTAGTCTCGTCTATTTCAATTAGCAAGTTACCTGACAGTGCTGCATTGTCCACTGCCATACGCATAAATCCATTCATCAGAGTTTGTGTATCATCCATATTCTCTGCAATACCTACACCAAAGATGCTATAAGGGTTCATCTCATAGGGTGCTGCAAAGTATGGTATGTATGCTGGAGTAAAGGGGTTCATTACTAAACGTAGAACTTGTCCGTTACAAATCCAAGCATTTACACTCAGTTGCTCTGAGTCTTTTAAGTCATCAGGAATATCAATAGATTGTTCTTCTAATATTTCTGTATCTACAAAACCCCAGAACTCTAGAACTTCAAAGCGTTGAGCTTGATCTTGTTCTGAGTTGTCTTCCATTACGTGTTCCCACCACTCTTTGTTGTAGGACTCACCAAGACGTAATGCATTATCAATTGCATTCTCACGAAAGTATGGACGGTTCTTTAAAGCACGTACTTGTGAACGTGACATCTTGTGACGTTCTACAATATACTCTGCCTCTTCCATAGTAGCTGCATCTGGATCAGGGTAAAAGTTCCAGATAGACACAGAGGTAGTTTGTGGGATGGTTTTAAATGTTGGAGAGTAGTTGCCTTCTTCATCCCAGTTGGCATATTCTTTATCTACAGCAAATGGACCTTTCATAATACCAGTACCAAACAGTGCTGTTTCAAATGCTGCAGCACGAAGATGCTTCTTAGCGTGAGACTCTTCTAGCTGATCATGTATCTTCTTTTCCATTTTCTTTGCAGCAGCTTCTGCTGGATGAAACTGTGGAGAAGTTGGTGTCTTAGCGGGTCCAGACTTAAGGTTATCCATAACAGGATCAAGAGCAGTTTGCATACCCGCAAGACGTTCCCTAAACTCAGGATAAGTTTCACCAGCAAGTAGCTCAGGCATTCCTTCTTCTGCTTTACGTTGATCTGGATTAGACTCAAAGTGTACAATTTCTTCTACACCATCTGGAAGAACAGTAGGATCAATAGTGATAGGAAACTTGTTGCCACCAAAGAGTACTTCTGCAATCTGACCATATGCAGCTAATACTTTAGTCTTAGTTACTTTGACAAAGACTTGTGATTTTTCTGTGGAAGTAAACTGAACATCGGGGCCATATATACCACGGTAGTTACGGTAAGCTTGAACCCAACGTTGTTCATCAAGTTCTCGTGCAGTTTCAGCCTTTAAATATTTTTCTTTTACAAACTTAACAATTTGTCCTGCTGCTGGATCAGAGTAGTCTTCTTCTTCAACATCTTTAATGGATGAAGTCTCCTCCATATCCATCATCATGTCTTCAAATTCTTCTTCCATGTTTTATCCTTAATAGCCAAAGGTTGCGTCTGAAACTTGAAACCCTGTGCGTTGACTGCTTGCATCAAAGTCAAATAAATTACTGCGTGGTCTAGTCATTATACCGTATCTTAGAGCATCGTATAAGTGATCTTCAGCGTGTGTATCTACATCCTCAGGATTATTTTTATCTAAAGGTATGGCAGGTATTTGAGAGATAGTATTAGTACAGTTATTAAAAAAGACCATTCTAGGTTCTTCAGTAAACTCATCCATCTGTAGGCGTCTATGTATTTCGTTTTTACCAGCTACACGAGAGCCTCTAGATCTATCTGAAGGTCTCCAACGGCAACCCTTCATGATCATCTGTTCAGCAAGGCTAGGGCCAGTATCACCACGATTATGCCAAAGAGAAGAGTCAAGAACTCCATAACGTATCTTTTCACCATCTTCTGCTTCTAGTATTAGATCTGCTAGATCTGTAGCAGTGACCTTGGAAACATACATCTCTCTATAGATAATTAATTGTTCGGAGGGACTGACGGTAAACCAAAGTACACCTGTAGCAGATCCATAACCATAGTCACAAGCTCTAAACTTTACCCAACTGCTAGGTATATCAAAAGGTTCTACTACATGTTCTTTACGATTAAACTCTGGAAAAGCTGCACCTTCGTTAATATCCCAGTCACCTTCTAGTAGCTGCCTTCGCTGATGCTCAGGTAACGACAGAAGATTAGCTTCATACATGCCATCATCTGCTAGGTAAGGATTATCGAATAAGGTAGCAGGTATAAACCTACGTTTAAATAATGGCTCACCTTCTTTAGTATGACCTTTTGGCCAGCATATAGTTTCGCCACTATCTGTATCCGTTGCCCAAAATGCTTCACTAGGAGTGCTAGGATCAATAAAGGTTTTCTTAACCCACTGATGTCCTGGACCTCCAGGGTTGCTAGTAGCCCTCATGTAGAGTGGTAAGCCACTAGCTCTAGTTGTTCTAAGTCGTGACCTCATGTAGTTCCAAGGGTAAGGTGTAGGCCACTGTGTAAGTTCGTCAAAGCCAATCCAGTTAAAGGCCTGACCTTGGTACCTCATAACGTCATCGTCACGGTCTAGGTAAGACATCCAGAGAGTTGCACCACTAGGAGATACCCAAGTTTTATCTCGTTCCATAAACTTAATTCCAGGAATAGCTTTAGGATAAAGTTGCTTGGATACTGAAATAAGTTCTCTGAGTTCTTCTGTACTCCTACGTACTAGAAGCATCCTAGCATTAGGGTTGCCTAGATAACGAACAGGATCAGCCACCATAGCATAAGACTTACCTCCACCAGCTGATCCTCCATATAATACTTCTTGCTCTGTAGATGCAAGGAAGTCTGTCTGTGGCCCCTCGTTGGGTTCAAAGATAACTTCACGAGCTATCTCCTCGTAGTCTAAAACTTCAGGCTTCGGCTGGGCTGCACTCTTCTCTACCACCACGGATTTGGGCTTCGATTTTTTCTGCTTTGTCAAGCGCCGCTTTGTATCGCTCGGCAAGGTAGCGTTGGTTTGCAGCTTCTCTCTTACGCTTCTGCTCAAGTCTAACTCTCTTATATAGTCCTACATGTGATATATGCCGACCTGACTGATCACTCAACCAATTGGCTACGTCACGATAACTGTACTGCTTTAGGTGTTTCTTTGCTTGTTCGTACAGTTCTAGTTCTTCTGGAATAGGTATAATAATATCTTTATCATCTGGATCTTGTGAGTACCCAAATGGTACTTGTCTACCTACTCTTACTACTGGGTGCCAAACATAGCCACTTTCGGTTTTGTCAGGCTTTGGAAGTTTCCAAGTTTTATCAAGCTTCATTTTCTTTAGGGGGTAAAATAAACAGTGGGCTTTCTGATCTGACTTCCACCTTGTCGGTCTTTACAAAACCAGCACGGTCTAAGAAGTCTTTAGCAGCAGCCATCTTCTCTTTATTTCCTAAGTCTGTTGGGTTAGTCATAACGTTCATCAAAGACCAAACAGCACGGGGGCCATTGGTAGCAATAAAGTCACGGGTACGATTAGCTATCTCATCCTTTAAAGGAGCCATAACTCTTGTTGATGACTCCCCTTGGGCATATCCTGCAATCTTAAGTGCTCGTACTGGATCACCTTCAGCTTCACCGAATAGTGCATCAAGAAACTTCTGTTGCTTTTCTGTCATGTAATCTTCCTATGCGGTTTTACTTTGGCTCTAACTTTTTTAGGTTGAGCCACAAACTGCTTACCCGCCTTAGTGCCTTTTCGTTTTGCTCGTGTTGTAGCGGCATACTCAGAAGAACTAAGAGACTTAATAG